ATGGCACTTAATACATTACCCGCAGGAGCTTTTGCAGATGATGCAATAACTTCAGCAAAAATTAATTTAGCTAACAATTTTGCTTTTACTGGTACTGTTACTGGCACCACCGATTTAGTTTTAATAAAAACAGTAACAATATCAGATGACACAACTATTAGTTTTGTTAATGGTTCAAACGGTGTTGTGTTAGATAGCACTTACAAAGCATATAAAATTATAGGCACGGGTTTAACTATTACAGAATCAGATGGAGTGCATTTAACTTTTAATGCAAGTATAGATACAGGTTCAAATTATAATGTTGATAAAACAAACACAGGAGAAAAAATAAATCGTTCTACTGGTGGTGACAATAATACATCCACCGCAATATTTAATCAGAATGTAACCACTGCGTGTAATATTTTAAGAGACCTTGATGGAAATGAAGCTAACAATCAAGCAAATTTTGAAATGACCTTATTTGAACCTAGTAGCACTGCAAATTTTAAATTCGCTAGAACATTAGGTTCATATAAAAGAACTGGTTCATACGCTGAACTATGTGATGTTATTACCATGTTAGAAACCACATCAGCAATAGACGCCATACAATTTGCACCCTCAGGCAGTAACATAGATACAGGACAAATTAGTTTATATGGAGTTAAGTCGTAATGCCAAGATATCACAATATAAACGGAGTAAGAGTTCAATTTACGGCAGAAGAAGAAACTGCATGGGATGCAAAAGAAAAAACATGGAAAGAAGGCGCCTTAGATAGAGCGCTTACAAATTTAAGAGATAAAAGAAACAATCTACTTTCAGAAACAGATTGGTGGGGTGCCTCTGACAATACCATGACAGACGCACAGAAAAAATATAGACAAGATTTAAGAGACCTTACTACAGGATTAGACACAGTAGAAAAAGTAAACTCAGTAACTTGGCCGACTAAACCAGGAGCGTAGCCATGTTTGGCGTAGCAGCTTTTGGTGAATTTGCTTTCGGCGAAGCTACTCACCAGCCAGTAAATTTAGAGGGTGTTCAAGCTACAATAGCTTTAGGTGATATTTCAGCGATTGAAGCAAATGCTGATGTTACTTTAGGAACTCAAGTAGCTAATGTTTCTATTGGTGACTTAACTTTTATTGGAACAGCCAACGTCACTCTCAGTGGCAACGGTCTTACATCAAGTCTTGGTAGTATGACACCAAAGGCAGCTGCAGACGTAGCTGTCAGCACTAACTTAGCAGGAACTGTAGGAGTGGGTTCCGTTACTATTGTGGCTAAAGCAGTGGTGGTTCCAGGCACTAACTTATTAACTTCGACTGTTAACGGCCCTGGTGTTGTAACTTGGAACGATATTAACGTAAACGCAAGTCAAACATGGACAAACGTGGAAACATAATATAAATTTGGAGGCAGTATGGCATCAACATTTTCTACATCACAAAAATTTGAATTAATTGCTACGGGTGAAAAAGCAGGTCTATGGGGATCTACAACCAACACTAATCTAGAATTAGTAGAGGAGGCCGTAGGTGGTTATCTATCTTTAGATGTAGCGTCCTCAGACCAAACTTTAACAATTGCTAATGGCGCCTCGTCCAATGGACGAAACATGATTATTAAGTTTACTGGCACTCTAGCTGGTAACAGAAGCGTCACTGTCCCCGACTCTATAGAAAAAATGTATTTGATAGAGGACGGCACATCAAGAAGCACAAGTGATTATACCTTAACTTTTAAAACAGCATCTGGCACAGGTGTAACAATGCCAGTGGGTTCAAAGATGGTCGTCTATTCTGACGGGACAAACATAGTTCAATTAGCAGTGGAGAAGGGTTATCATTCGATAGCTAGAAACTACACAGCAGTTAACAACGATCAATTAATTATAGACACAAGCGCAGCAGCAAGACAGGTAACGCTTCCTGCTTCTCCTAGTGTAGGTAACGAAGTTACCTTTATAGATGCAAAAGCATCTTTTGGTTCTAACAATCTAACAATTGCAAGAAACGGTTCTAACATATTAGGGTCCGCATCTAATTTAGTTGTGTCAGTAAACGGGACTGCGTTTACACTAGTCTTCTTGAACGCGACTCGCGGTTGGGCATACAAAGATAAAATTTAAGGAGGATAGATGCCTCTTATCACTCTAGACTTTCTACCAGGCATAGACAAGCAAGACACCACTAAAGGTGCTGAGCGTCGTTTTATTGATTCTAATAATGTAAGATTTAGATATGGTTTGCCTGAAAAGGTCGGAGGTTGGTCCTCTCTTTTACCAGATAAAATAGTCGGTGTTGTCAGAGCGCAACACCCATTTACAGATTTAGATGGCAATAGGTACGTGGCCCTCGGAACGGATAAGTTCTTATTGTTATACTTTGAAGGTCAACTGTTTGATATTACACCAATCAAAAGTTCTTTGACATCGTCTACGATGGCAACCACAAATACATCAACAAGTGTTACGATAACAACTACAAGTGCACATGGCGCAAAGGCCGGGGACATAGTGCAACTAGATAGTGTCACTCTACCTAGTGGTACAGGTCTTAGTGCGTCCAACTTTGAAGATGTTAAGTTTCAAATAATAACAGTGCCTAGCACAACAACTTTTACAATTACATCAACTGCAGCCGCCTCAGCTTCAATATCGACAGGAGGCTCTATGACTTGTAAGTTTTATGAACCTGTTGGTCCAAGAGAACAAACTTATGGTTATGGTTGGGGTGTTGGTAACTGGGGAGGCACTGTTGATTCTGCAACAGCAACAACAGTCAACGAAGAGTTAGACGCATCAGAAACAACTATTACATTATCAGACGCTTCTGCTTTTCCTAGCTCAGGCACTATCTTAGTAGACTCAGAACTTATTTCGTACTCCGGTAAATCAACTAACGATTTAACAGGGTGTACGAGAGGGGCTTCTGGAAGCACAGCGGCAACACATAGTAATGGCGCCACAGCCACCGACGCATCAGACTTTGGTGGATGGGGTGTAGCTGTGAAAGCAGACCAAGTAGAACTAGAGCCAGGTCTTTGGTCCCTGGATAACTTTGGTCAAGTGTTAGTTGCAACAATCGCAAATGGTAAAACTTTTACATGGAACGCCGGAGCTACAAGCGCAACGTCTAACAGAGCGTCTACTAGCACATCTAGCTTTTCTACTTCTAATAATCCAACTGCATCAAGAGCTACATTAATATCACCCACCACAAGACACCTAATACACTTTGGAACAGAAACAACGATAGGAACAACTAGCACACAAGATGACATGTTTATCAGGTTTGGTGATCAAGAAGACATTAATACTTTTGCACCTTCAGCAGTTAATGCAGCAGGCACACAAAGATTACAAGACGGAACTAAAATAATCGGAGCTATCAAGGCAAAAGAAACAATTCTAATATGGACCGATACAGCTTTGTATACCATGAAGTTTATTGGTGCGCCTTTTACATTTGGCTTTGAGCAGGTTGGCACAAACTGTGGTTTGATAGGTAAGAATGCAGCTGTCGAGATAGACGGTGTTGCCTATTGGATGAGTAATAATGGATTCTTTCTATTTGATGGTACAGTCAAATCGCTACCTTGTTCTGTTGAGGACTTTGTCTATGACGACATCGATCTAACAAAAGGACAACAGATTACAGCAGGTGTTAACAATTTGTTCACAGAGATTATTTGGTGGTATCCATCATCAGGTCAAAGTTTTAATAACAGATTAGTTGCATACAACTACCTAGAGTCACCAGGATCGCAAGTCCCTGGTGGTATTTGGTATACTAGCACGGAGGGTAGAACATCTTGGATGGACGCTAAGATATATCCAAAGCCATATGCAACATCTTATGGGTCCACTGAAACAGGGACCTTTCCAACAATACAAGGAGTCACTGGTCTCGGAGCCACAACTTACTTTGAACATGAAGTAGGTAGCAATCAAATTAACACAGACGGATCAAGCACTGCCATATCTTCTTTTGTGAAGTCTTATGACTTTGATTTAGAAGGACAAGGCAGTGAAGGAGATAGATTTTTGTCTGTTCGTCGTTTTGTGCCAGACTTCAAAGCATTGCAAGGCACTGCCAAAGTAACGTTGGCCGTGAAACGTTTTCCAGCTCAAGAAGATTCTTCTACAGGGCTGAGTCCTTTCTCTATCACGTCTAGTACAACTAAAAAAGATACAAGAGCTCGTGGTAGATATGTTAATATTAAAATAGAAAATGATGACATTGATCAGAGTTGGAGGTTTGGAACTTTTAGTTTAGACGTGCAAGCAGACGGAGGTAGATAATGGCTTTTTTAACTTTCAATGGTCGTAAATATAAAAAATCTCCGTTGAAAGAGGGTCCTAAAAAGAAAAGATTAGTAAAACTTTTGATGTCTGCAAGACGAGATGTTGGAAAAGCACTAAAAGATAAAAACAAAGATGCTGAGAGAAAAGCTAGAAACAGAGTGCACAAATATAAAAAAGAGTTAGGAGAGAGATAATGGCAAAAATAAACGTAAAGATACCAGAACCAAAAGATGATTACGATACATCTAACCAAAAACAGATAAACAGATCTATAACCACACTTATTGAACAATTGAATTCTACTTTTTTAGATGAAGTAAAACAGGAGCAAGAGAGATTCTCTTGGTTTATCAGTGGCTAATATATATAAAAACGCAAAAGTAGATTTAACAACCACAAACAACACCACAGTTTATACTGCCCCTAGTAACTCTAGAGCGATAATAAAATCTATTTTAGTTTCTGAGGACAGTAACAATGCAGATACAATAACTTTGACAGTGACAGATGCAGCAGACGCTGTGTTTAGTTTATTCAAAGAAAAAGCTATATCTGCAAAAGCAACAAATGAATTATTAACACAACCTTTGGTTCTTCTTGAAAGTGAGGCACTAAAGGCACAAGCTGCAACTGCAAACAGATTACATGTAGTTGTTTCGATACTAGAAATAAGCAGAGACTAAGGAGGTAAAATGGTATCTTTTGTAGAAAAAGGCAAAACTGACGCGATAGTCAATGGCACAGTCATAAAAGACGTTGAGATTGAGACTGAAGTAACGGTTAAAAACGTTAAAACAAACGTCGAATATAAGTCTGACAAAGAGGCTGAGGACGATGTCAACGATCCAAACACTGACACAAAGCAAGAAGACATATCTAGAAGTGTCAATATAAAAGTCGCTAAATTGCCAGATGTTTCATCTCAATCATAGGATGAGCAGTTGATTTTTGAGCCAAAAAAAAGTAATGTATTTATGATAGATACTGGTAAATTATACGATATTACCGTAGCTTTCGGACTTTATAAGTCGTTTCCTCGCTATAAAGATCACACGTTCGAGGACGTGCTAGAACACATCGCCCCGTCCGTAGATCTGAATCAATATAAGATTCACTATAAAGATGGTTTACCCTTTGCTTTTACGAATTGGGCATTTTTAAACAAGGATGCAGAGAAAAGATTTATGACAACCGCAGAACTAAACCCTGAAGATTACAATAGTGGAGATATCCCTTGGCACATTGACACCGTCTGTTTAGGTAGTGTCAAAGATATTATGAAAGAAACCAAAGAATACTTTACTAATTTGTTAGGTTGTAATAAACCTGTAAAATGGCTTCGTGTGAATGACGATGGAGATATCACAAGAGTCGTAACAAGATACACAAAGGAACATTATGGGGTCAGTTAAAAAAGCATTTAAACCTATCACAAGAGTTGTAGATAATATTATTCCTAATGAAATAAAACCTGCTCTACCTTATTTGGCAGCTAGTTTTGGTGCTCCTTATTTAGCAGGTAAAGGTATTTTAGGAGCTTTTGGAACTAAAGCTTTAGGTAAAGGTATATCTGCCAGTCTTATTAATGCAGCGACAAACGCCGCTTTAGGAAGAAAATTTAATCCTGTATCTGCAGCCGCATCTGGAATCATGACAGGTGGTGGTGAATTTTTAAAAGGTTTTGACTCCGAACTTGCCAAGTCGGCAGGTAAATTTTTATCTCCAGGTGAAATAGGGGGAATGACTCTCGGTGAAGCAGCAGTAGCGTCTAGTGGTCCACTGGCCGCGGGAAGCATGCAAGCAGTTTATGAAGAAACAGAAAGAGCTAACAGAGAGTATGATGAATATGTAAGACGACAACAAGAGGCTGGAGCAGCAGACATTCAAACAAGAAGAGAATATATTACGAGGTATATGCAAATGGCAGGATTTGAGCAAGATCAGATTAGTGACGCACTATCGCGTTATGGATATAAAACTGGTGGACGTGTTGGTTTTTCTAGTGGTGGAACGTTAGGTGATTCTATGCAAAAGATGAGAATTCTTTTGATGAAAAATGAAATTTTAGCAGCCGGCGGTGGTGGTTTTGGTGGTAAAAATTTAGATAAAAAAACAGATGATCAGATTATAAAAATACATCAAGAAATGTTTGGTGAGAGCAAAGCCAGCGGTGGACGCGTTGGTCTAGCTTTCGGTGGCATGGACCCACGAGGCGGTAAACCAACAGGTGATCCTATTTTAGATTCTTTGATAGAGGAGTCCATAGATGAAGAAACACCTCCAAAGGGTATAATGGCAGCAATGGATATGTTTAAAAAACCAAATACAGGAAGAGTCGCTCAACTGTTTCAACAAATTGAAGACGGTGTTAACGTTTCAGAAGCTATGGCAGAATTGCTTAATGTCTACAACATAGACCTATATCCTAAAAACGCAGAAGGTGGTGACGTTGGTTTTAGAGAAAAGTTGTTTGAACTTTTATCCCCTTTTATATCAAAACCACGAAAAAAAGAAGACAAAATCCTTGGACCAAGAGAAAAGAGTGTTATAGATCAGATTATGGATGCTAGAGAAAAAAGCAATCGCTCCCCTGGTGAATTGGCTAGAGATGATATATTAGCTTCTGACTCTGGAACTTTTAGAACTTATAGTGATCCTGTATTAGATAAAGTTTATTTGGAAAATTTTCTAGATAGAATAGAAAAATTATATGAAGAACGTAATAGAAAAGCAGAGGGTGGTATCATGAACTTAAAAGTAGGCGGTATGCCAGCTGAAATGGATTTACGAGGCGGTGGGTTTGTACCAATTGGTGCAAAAGAAAAAGCCGACGATGTGCCTGCAAGATTATCAAAGAATGAGTTTGTGATGACCGCTGATGCAGTAAGAGCAGCAGGTGGAGGAAGTGTTAACAAAGGCGCAAAAAGAATGTATGATTTGATGAATAAATTGGAGGCTAGAGTCTAATGGCAGGTATCGGTTTAGCTGTAAGAGGGATAGGGAAAGTCCTTTCAAAATTTAGGAAAAAGAAGCCATCTAACTTTATTGATAGAGCAATCGAAAAAAGTAAGAAAAAAGCTAGAAGTCATAAAATTGATAAAGCGATAGGAAAAGGGATTACTATAGGAACAGGTTTAAGCGGAGTAGCACTTTTAAAAGGTATTGCCAGAGACATTGATAAAAAAAATAAGGATAAATAATGTATGATTTGATGAATAAATTAGAGGCTAGAGTATAATGTCAACCACAGAGACAAGAACGTTACCCGCGCCGTTTATAGAGGCGGCAGGAACTACATTAACTGAAAAATTAATACCTGTATTAGGACAGCCTATTGACACCGCCGCTTTTGCTCCGACAGTCGCTGCACAAGATCCTCTACAACTACAAGCCGTTCAACAAGCTTCAGGACTTGGTTCTTTTCAACCTTTCCTAACTCAAGCCGGTGCCGACGCCGCAGCAGCTCAACAGTTTACAGGGCCACAAGCCTTTCAAGAATTTATGTCTCCGTATCAACAAGAGGTGATCGATACCTCGCTTGCAGCCCTACAAAGGGAGCGAGACATCGCAAGACAACAATTAGGAACTCAAGCAGCCCAACTCGGTGCATTTGGTGGTGGTCGTCAAGGATTACAAGAAGGCGCTTTCGATGCCGAGACAGCTTTGGGTAAAGCACAATTAGAAGCTCAGCTACGTCAACAAGGATTTCAACAAGCACAGCAAGCAGCACAGCAAGCTTTTGCTAATCAACAAGCGTTATCAACACAACAGCAAGGATTAGCTCAACTAGCTCCGCAGCTAGCTCAACAACAGATTACAGGATTACAACAATTAGGACAGGGACAACAAGCTCAAGCACAAGCGATTCTTGATGCACAAGCAAACGCTGCAAGAGAAGCAGCTTTTGAAGAGCAACAGCGACTAGGTTTTGTTGGTCAACAGTTGACTGGATTAATTGGTGGATATCCTGCACAAGCAACTTTCCAAACAACCATGCAACAACCACCTAGCCCACTACAAAGTATTTTAGGTATTGGTGGAGGTATTGCTAGTATCTTAGGAGCGTTTAACACATAATGAGTAGAATTTTAAGAAGACCAATGTTTAGAGGTGGCGGCAAGATCGATAGCCGCGGAACGGGGATTACATCTGGATTAGAAGATAGGCCAGGATACGCAAACGCAGGATCTGTTGATTTAAATCAAGTAAAATCAGGATCAGAGGAATTACTTCAACTACAAAAAGACATGGGTCTTTTTGATAGACCAGAGGTAAAAACAACTTTTGGTTTAACAAGACCAGAGCTTCTTAATTTAGGAGCTAGATTTTTTGAGTTTGCTGGCAAAGGCGGTCCTGAAACTTTTGGACAAAAACTAGCTGGATCCGCTTCAGATGCTCTTGGTGACATATCAACAAGTATGCGAGCTAGAAAAGAAAGAGAAAAAGAACTTGATGCAGAGGACAGAGCCATTAAAGCTGCAAATGTTGGCACCGTTTATGATCAGTTAGGGCAAGAAGTTCTTGCAAAAATAAAAGCCGAAGCATCACAAAAAGAACAAACTTTTGCTCAAGACGCAAAGATTGAAAACATTAAAAGATACAAAAAACAAATATTTGAGATTGACGATGAAATATCAAACATAGCAAAAAAATACGGCGAGGGTGTTGAAGAAAAAGATTATTCACAAGAAGATCAAGAAAAAATACTTAAACTGAGAAGAGATGCTGACGTAGTTAACGATATTTTAGGGAATATTATAAAGTTAGATCCTGTTACAGAAGCAGCCTTAGATACCGACGCTTTTAGTAGTATATTTGATTTATATTCTGAGAAAGTAGAACAAACAATACCAGTTGATGATCCAAGACATTACGCTGCGGTCATAGCTCTTATTAAAAAAGACTTTGGTATTGGTTTTAAAGATGGTGGAAGAGTAAAAAAACAATTTGGTGGTAGTGTGGAAGAAACAAAACCTGCAAAAGTCACCACTGCTACCTCTAATCCAAATTTAGACTACTCATTAACCTACGAACAATTAAGATCTAGACTACCACAAGAAATTACAGATGATATTATAGTATTATTATCATCTAGTGCAGAGGCACTAACTGATTTTGCTGAAATACAATCACAAGACGATGTTAATAAATTTAATAGAATGTATAATGTAAACTTAGTCCTTCCTTCGGAGGCATAAAATGAGTGGTTTATTACCAGGTCTAGGTGGATCTTTTGGGATTGACTTAGACGAGATAGAAAAAAATTATCAAGAACAACAACAAAAAGACGCCGACAAAAAAGACACTTTTTTTCCACGTTTAGGAGATGAGTTTAAATTAAATAAAAAAGAAACAGAAGAAGTAATAAAAGACAGTGTAACAGAAGAAGATCCAAAAAGAACTTGGACTTGGAGAGACTTTTACAATTCTTTTAGCCTTATACCTGGATTAACAGTTCCTAGAATCTTAGAACAAAAACTTATAGACGAGGGAAAACTAACTGAACAAGACGCTGACCAACTTTTTGGAAAACTTTATAATGTTGTTGATGACGCTGATAAAGGACTTAAAAGTGGTTTGGTTACTTTTGGTTTTAGTGTTGCTGATCTTATTTTAGGAGGGACTAATATTGTTGCTGAGAACTCCTTACAAGAGAAATTACAAGACGTCTATTACAACATGGATGTTGATGAACCAGAAACAGCTGTTGGAGAGGTAACCAGACTTTTAACCGAGTATGGTGTGGGCGGAAGTCTTTTATTTAAAATAGTAAATAGATTTAGAAAGCTGCCTCGTGTTAAAAAACTTTTAAGTGGAATCCCATCAGGAACAGGAAAACTTTCAACAATTGCGAAAAGAACTGTGGGCTTCGGAGCTCTTGCAGGAGCCACTGATTTTCTTGTTAGTGGTCCGGATGCAATCATGCCTTTTCAATCATCAAAATTAATAGACACAACTGATTTATCAGGCAGAGAATTAGCTGTAGCTAATTTTAAAAACAGATTACTATATGGTTTTGAGGGTAGTTTAATAGGTGGAACCATACCTTTGGCTGGTAAAGCGGTTCCCCTTCTTTTCAAATATGGTTTATATAAACCTACGGCCACGGCTGCAAAAGTAGCTACTAAAGTTTATGACTTTTCAATTGTTAACCCAGCTTCTTTTTTGTTATCAAAAGACCCTGGAGTTATAAAAGCAGTATCCAAAGCAGTTAAAAAAGGCACTGTCGTTACGGGAAGTAGCTTGTTAAAACCTTTCATAAATGCCGGTGTGCAGGGGAGAGGGTTATTTAGTGACTTGCCTAAATTTAAAGATTGGAGATTATTTACAGTCGAACAAGGAGGTGTGGAAGGTAGATTAAAACTCATAGATAATTTTCTATCAAAATTTAGATCTACCGGAAAAAAGACATTTGGAGAAAAATTATTAGATAGAGAGGCAACAGGTTTTATAAAAAAGACAAACGCTGACATAGAAAAATTAATTAAAGAAATCGAAGTAAGAGCTTACAATATGGTTAAAGCTTATAAAAAACTCAATGACACAAAAACCGTTTCAGACGCTGAATTAGAGTATGTTAATGAAATGGTGATGCGTTATTTAAAAGGAAAAGATCAAGCGCTGCCAAAAGAAATAATGCCTTTTGCTAGACAATTAAAACAAAAACTAGATGAAATAAAAAAAACATACGCTGAAGTATTACCTAAAGATAAATTAGGTGATCTTAGAGATCTTATTCTAAAAGACGCCTCCAGTTATTTTATTAAATCTTTTAAATTATTTAATAATCCTTCTTACAAACCTGATCCTGAAGACATCAGGGTTCTTAAAAAATTTTTAATAGATGAAGTTATAGACAAAGGGATTAAAGAAGACATTTTAAAGAGAACTGGTCCTTTTGGTAATTACGAAAAAGAATTAGATAAATTTGCAGAGGCACAAATACAAAAAATAATACGAACAGGAAAGGCAAACGATAAAGACCCCTTAGCTAGAATGCAATACATAGCCAAAGAAATTTTAAAAAAAGGAGAACCTGGTAATCCTATTCAAAATATTATTAAGACAGGAGAAGAGTTGCCTGAAGCGGTAAGAAGAGTTTTAGGTGAAGAAATAAAAATGATTAAAAGAGGCGGTAAAGAAGTCGGAATAGAAATAGAACCTTTTAGAAATACAGTTTTGTCAACAGTAACAGATATGATAACCACTGTCGCCAACAGTAATAAATATAAACAGTTTGTAAAACTAGGACTAGAAGAAGGATTTTTATTTAAAAGTGAAGCAGCGGCTGGTGGAAGAGTTGTTAGTAAAATAGGAAAAGGGGATTTTAGTGGTTTAAGAACTGATATACCTGACGAATTAGCAGACTTATATACCACTCTTGAAATCAAAAAAGCTATTCACGGAGTATCCTCTGGGTTTTTAGACAGCATGTTAAAAAGTTCTTTTTTCCAAGCTCTTTTAGGAGTTAAGGTCGCCTCTCAGTTTGGTAAAACAGTTTTATCCCCAGCCACTCAGCTTAGAAACGTAACTTCCGCTGGTTTGTTTGCTTTTAACGCTGGGCATTTTGGTGGCAAAGCCTCCGTTGATAGTGCTATAAGAATAGTGATGGATGACATTTTTGGGGCTGGAAAATTTACACCAGAAAAACAAACCGAATTAATTAATATTATAAATAGAAAAATAGAATTAGGTGTCTTAGATGAGAACATTATAACCACAGAATTAGCTTCTGTCTTAAAAGATATACAATCAAAAAAACTAACTGGAGTTAGTGGAATTTTAAATCGCCTATCCAATAATGTAATAATTAAAAACGCAACAAAAGTGTATGCAGGAGGTGATCACTTATGGAGATTTTATGGGCACGAGTTTGTAAAATCAGAACTTTCTGGTTTGTTTAAAAATGTTGATGAAGTGGCAAAATACATAGAGGATATTTATGGTGTTAAATTTGTTAGAAAAAATCCTTTTACAGGGGCAAATAAAACTTTAGCAGATGCAATTGATGAAGCAGCTGCATTAGAAATTAAAGCGGTTTATCCAACATATAGTGAAGTCCCTGAGTTTGTAAAAGCTTTTAGAAAAATTCCTTTCTTTGGTAACTTCGTATCTTTTCCATCTGCTATGATACAATCAACTATTTCAAATTTAGAAATTGCCATGAGATTGATAAATAACTCTAATGAAAAAATTAGACAGAAAGGTTTTAAAAAATTAATATCTTCAATAACTAATTTGGCTGTGATTGGACCAACTGTCTCTGCGATTGCACAAAAAGCCACTGGTATCACGTCAGACATGATGGAAAATTTTCAACAAAATTTAGGTCCGGATTATGCAAAGCAATCTACATTAATCCCTGTAACTAAAGTCAAAGATGGTGTTTTTAAATATTATAATTTTTCTTATACAAACCCTTATGATGTTGTTCAAGCTCCGGTAAAACAACTTTTTAGATTAATAAGAGAAGGTAAAAATACTCCAAGAAACGTTCGAGATTCTATAATTTATACAATTTTTAACCCTTTTGACAAAGCATCACCTTTTAATGATGTGCTCACATCGTATTTAGGTGAGTCTATTTACACTGAAAAAGCCCTAGATATTATCCCAGCAGGATACGGGGGAAGAGGGGGTAAGACAAAAGCAGGAGTTTCAATATGGAGTGAAACAGACGATGGACCCACAGTTGGGGTGAAAAGTTTTTTTCATTTTTTTAAAGGTTTAAATCCTGGTTTAATGGACTCTATAAATAGAATTGGTGACGGTTTCAAAGGATCTACGAGAAAAGACCCTTTTGATGAATTAATAAATTTATTTACAGGTGTTAGATTTTCAGAGGCAAACTTAAACGAGTCTTTAGAATATGTGGTTTATGATTTTAGAACAATTTCTAGTGATGTTTTTGTTAGTGAAAAGTTTTTCACAACAGATGATTTTAGAACTAGAGGGCCTGATCAAATGATAGACGATTTTGTACAATTTCAAGAAGAGGCTTTTAGAGCTCAGTATAAAATATATAAAGCTATTGAAACTGCAAGGCAGTTTGGACTTTCAGACAGAGACATTAAAAAAATATTTAGAGATAGAAAAATTTCTAATAAAAAAATTAGAAAATTATTAAAAGGTGAATTTAACGCAGTTCCTGTTCCTGTGGAAGCTCTTAAAGCTAAAGTAAAAAAATTAAAAGAATATGAGAAAAGATCAGGAGAAACAGTTTTCACCGAAGATAGGCCTTCTAGTTTTTATAATCCAGCTCGAGAACTTAGAAAAGTTGTTAGAAGTTTTGATAAATTAAAGTTTCCTGTTTTTGAAACAGAAACACCACCTACTGAGAAATCAACATCTGGTATAGAATTTTTAAATTTAATTAAAGGCATTATCCCAGAGGCAGGAGCTCAAGAGGTGGGAGCTCAAGAAATACAAACTCCACCACTACCAGAACAACCTGACCCAAGCGTCGCTGCAACAACAAGAGTTGCAAATATAAACCCACAAACTAATTTAACAAATGCACAATCTGCTCTGCTATCACCAGGAGAGCAAGCCTTAGCACAAAGATTAAACAGGAGAGTATAATGAAACTATCACAACACTTTAGTTACCAAGAATTTATTAAATCACAAACAGCAACAAGAAAAGGTATCTCTAACGAACCAGATGATACTCAGTTGTATAATATGAAAATGATCTGCGCTAATATTCTAGAGCCGGTCAGAGTTCATTTCGATAAACCTGTCATCATTACATCAGGATTTAGAAGTCCAGAGTTATGCGTGGCCATCGGATCGTCTACTAATTCTCAACACGCAAAAGGCGAAGCTGCTGATTTTGAAATACCTGGTGTATCAAACAAAGAACTCGCAGATTGGATACATGACAACCTACCCTACGATCAATTGATACTAGAATTTTTTGATGGCAAGGACCCTAACAGTGGTTGGGTGCATTGTTCTCACAAATCAGAGAACAGAGGACAATATCTAATCGCTTACAAAGATGAAAATAGAAAAACTAAATACGCTCCTGCTATTTAATCCAGTCTAGTAATTCTTCTCCCATAATTTCATTGGCAATATCTATCTTGCTACGAAGAGCTTTGACTATTCTTTCGTCAACAGTTTTTTCTGCAATCAAATCTATGTAGGTAACAATATTTTTTTGACCTATTCTGTGAGCCCTGTCCTCTGATTGTAGTCTTTTTTCCAAGTCATAACTGTTAGAATAGTAAATTACTGTGTTTGCAGCCGTAAGTGTAATTCCATACCCTCCGGTTTGTGTGTTTCCAACAAAATACCTAGTATTGCCATTTTCAGCCTGATACAGAGCAATATTTTTCTGACGTGTGTTTGCATCAACTGCACCGTAATATGCCACTGTAGAGTCGTTTCCGTAGGTTTTTTTTAAGACTTCGACTATCTTTTCAATGTCATGAACGTAATTTGCCCAGATTATGACTTTACCCTCGACTTCTTCTAAAATAGATAGCAACTCATTCATTCGATTGCTTTTGACCTCAGTGACTGTGCCGTCATCGGCTTTGAAGTGACCACAAGTAATCTGATGTAGTCTCATCATCTGTGTAATTACGTTCATCGTGCTCATGGTTTTATCTTTGAGTTCTGCAATCGCAGTTTGTTTCATCGACACATATAATTTTTTTTGCTCATCTGTAAGTTCAACAGTCCTTCTCATGAAAGTTTTTTCTGGTAAATCCAAACAATCTTTTTTCAACACACGATAGGAAAATTTATCTAAGCTTTCTGATAACTCATCGAGTCTTCTATAAGACCCAACAATCTGAACACGACGACCACCAAAGTTTCTCTCTACCATGTGTGCATATCTAGAACGATATGCATAATAAGATGTAAAACCAAGATGCCATTCATCTAAAAAATAACACTGAGAATATAAATCTAACGGAGATTTAGTAACAGGCGATCCGGTGAGAATCCTACGGTACTCTGCAAAATCCCTAAGTTTTAAAATACTTTTGGTTCTTTTGGCTGTCGGATTTTTGATTGTCGTAGACTCATCAATTCCTATTAATGATCGCCCGGCACTAGTGTTCAGAAATTTTTCAGCGAAGTCAACTCCTTTGTTAGTAGAAAAAGCTTCTACATTCATAATAAAAATCTTTAACTTGCCATCGTTTTGTGATAATGCATCTAACTCTTTTAATTTACTTTGAGTTAAATTAGGCTCCCATAAAACTGTTGTATGTTCAATGTGTTCCGGTAAATGCGTAGGAACTTCTATCTCGTACCAGTTTCTATAAACACCTTTTGGTGCAACAATTAATACATTTCGTATGTCACCTTTGTCATACAAAAGTGCAATATTATCAATCAAAACCTTGGACTTTCCTGTACCCATTTCCATAAACAATGCAAATGTTTTTTTATCCCAAGAGGCCTCCAAAGCTTTTAATTGATGTTCGTATGGCTTTGTCTTAAATTTATAATGTTCAATCATAGTAAATCTTTCTTGACATTTATATAATCATCATTATATGTATTGTCAAGAAGGAAGAATAGAATGAAGAATAAAATATTTGAATTATATAAACCCAAAAGCTTAGAAGAGTTTTTGACATTTAAAAAAGAAAACCCTGAAGAAACTTTTGTGTATGTTCTTCAGCACCCGCCAGAGAATATTAATATTCTCAGCGCTTCTAACTTTGGCTATTTGGTTATTTGTTTACCACAACTATCTCAAATAGTTTTTAGCACAGGGCCTTTTGTTTTTAAAATGAGGAAAAATTTACAAGATTTTAGAGCACAAGATTATATCTTGTGCACGGGTGATCCAGCTGTGATAGGTTTATCCACAGCTATTGTTAGTGACATCACCACAGGTAAATTTAATCTCTTGAAATGGGACAAAAGAGAGTTTAAATATTACCCATTAAGTATTGACTTATACAAGAAAGGATAAAGCATGAGCGATCTAATGAAGGAGATGGAAAAAGACCAAGAGCTTTTTGCATCTAAGACTGACGAGATAGTAAGATTGTCAGCCATGTGCCAAGAAATGTTAGACTTGGACGAAAAAATATCTCAGAAAGAGTCTGAGTTGAAAGAACTAGAAAATCGACGAGATGTGATTAGTTCTGAAGTAATACCAGATCTTTTATCTGAACAAGGTTTAGCGTCTTTGAATATGATTGACGGTAGTAAAGTAGAGGTAAAAAAGAAATACAGCTGCACCGTCAAAGCTGATCCGGAACTAAAAGCAAAGGCGCACAAATGGCTTCGCGACAATGGCTTAGGCGATATTATTAAAAACAATGTTGCTGTGAGCTTCGGCACTGGCGAAGATAACAAGGCAGAAGAGTTCTTCAGCCTTGCTGCTAAGAGTGGATACGAACCCGA